GCTGAACTGCTAGGCTTACCACTACCTGTTACCAGTCTCCCAAAGTTAGAGGCTGATGGCCTGCCCAGTCTTGAGGCAAGCCACTCAGGGGAACCCTGCTCATCGGTTAGGATGATCATTTTACTTTTGCCTGTAGTGCGGCAATAGCTCTGGTGTGGTGGACAGCCAGCATATTATCTACAGAGTCTGTCTTAAAGTATTTCAGGAACTGCTTAACGTCTGCACCTGTCAACTCAAGTAGTGCTTTGATCTCTGATGACTGATCTGCACTGACCACCTCAGTCTTGGTGGACTCTGGCAAGTCTTCACCTGCATAGATGTAGATACCCAAACCAAACATGGCGATACACTTTACTAGGCATCGCATACGAGCATCACTAACATCGCGGGTGGTAGGGTTGACGATAGACTTGTTGCGGTTATCCATAACTGGCAGCCACATACGGTGTGTTACACCCTCTACTGTTACAGCCACATTAACTTCTGCTGTGTCATTAGTCATACCGTTCGGAGCGCCATACTCATAGGTAGAGTCGGGATAATGTTCCATCAGGGTCTGCCATGCCCATGCCCATGATAGGTAGGTTAGCTTGCCTTTCTGTTCTACTTTAGCTGAACAGTCGATTGCGGACAGTGTTGCCCATACGGATTTTTTATTAGTCATTAGTGTGTTACTCCTACTTGCTTGTTAAGTTCGGCTTCCGCCTCGTCTGCTTTTTTATTAAATATTTCTGCTGCAACTTCTCCGCCCAGCAAATGCCCGATAGCTAAGATAGCACCTACACTCATATGCTTGTAAGCAAGCCAGTCATCGTCATCCATGTTAGGATCAGCCGCGTAAACTTCATCGCCCATTTTATCTAGCTCGCTGACCAGCTTAAATAATTCCACTCTAACCTCTTCTTTAGAGTAAGAGTTGGGTATGTCTTCTACCTTTGGTAAGTTGTGAAACATTAGACTGTTTCTCCTGTTGTAATTAGTGAGGCTACTGCGTTTCTTGCTTCTATAATTCCTTTAAGTTTATGGCGCAAATATTTAGCTTCGAGGTTATCGTATCTTTTTGTAGCTTCACTCAAAGATTTTTCTGTAAGGATAAACAATTTATCAATTGCCAGTAAAGAGTTAGTGTATTCTGTTTTCATTAGTTAAATTCTCCTGCTGATTGCATTTGTTCAAGGACATAGCGTGCGCCATATCCAGTGTAGTAAGCCTGAGACTCATTATCCAAGGCTGGGTTTCCTAACTGACAATCCAGATCACCGCGATCCAGATCAGCTAAGAACTTTTTATTTGGCGGTGTTGGCACTGCTGCTGAGCGTATGTCAAATGTATACCTGGAGCTGTCTTCCATCTTATTCTCCTACCAAGTAGTATTCTGACACACTGCATTCTTCACCGAAACGATTGCTCACTTTGATTCGAGTCGAGTCTATCTCGTATCCCTGCTGCTTTAGGTCAAAGATTCTGCTGGCTAACTGGGTCACTCCCAGTGATGAGAATGCCTCCAGCGATGTGATGGTGTTGCCACCTTTGAAGTGCTCAATAATTCTTTCACGTTGTCCCATGTTACTCTCCCTTAATCCCATGTTGCTTGTACATCATATCACGTTGCTCACTGCTGCGGGCATAGCGATCTATCTGCGCCTTCATAAAGTAATTAACCTGCTTGTCGTGCTCTGCTTTACGGAGGGCTTCTTGTTCCTTCTCATACTGGCTTGGCTCTGGATCAATAGGACGCTTCTCATAGAAGTCAATGTCATCAGCACTACGGCCAGTCAGATCACTCATAAAGCTATTGAAGCATTCGTCTGGGCTACTGGTTCTTGCGGGGTCTTCATCTCGATAGTACATAGTTTCTTCCTCGTTGTGTGAGGTTGTAATTTACAGCAGGCAAATTATTATGTCAACACCTATTGCAAATTAATTTACAGATTGCTATTATGTCACCTCACTTAACAAAGGAACAAAGCATGAACATTATTAAAGCGTTATCTTTCTATATGGAACAGCAGGGCTGGACTAAAGCAGAGCTTAACCGCCAGTCTGGTGTGAACCTGGCAACCATTAGCCTAGTAATGAACGGTCATCGAGGCGCATCATTAACTACTATGAAGATGTGGTCAGACAGCTTCGGTATTAAGTTGAGCGAGTTTGTGGCAGCAGGAGAATAGTATGGAGAAGAAAGGGTACTTCGCAATTATCCCTGCATCTGTCAGATACGATAAGCGTTTACCTGCCAATGCCAAGCTGCTCTATGGTGAGCTAACTGCTCTGTCCAATGAGAAGGGATACTGCTGGGCTGGCAATGATTACTTCGCTGGTTTGTATGAAGTTAGCAAGACATCGGTGAGCAAGTGGGTAAGCGCATTGAAGGATGCAGGGTACATTCAGATCCAACTTGAGTATGCAGAGGGTACTAAACAAATCTTACATAGGTATATAAGAATAGTTAAAGACCCTATTGAAGAAAAGTTACATACCTCTATAACAAAAGTTAATGACCCTATTGAAGAAAAGTTAATAGATAATAGTACATCTAATAATACATCTAATAATACAATGAATAAGGGGGTTATCACCCCAGAAAAAAAGGTAAAGAAGTCGTTCGTTAAACCAACTCTTACTGAAGTCATTGATTACTGTAATGCAAGTCAGGCTAACATAGACCCACAGGGGTTCCTTGATTTTTATGACAGTAAGAACTGGATGATCGGCAAGAATAAGATGAAGGACTGGCAGGCGTGTGTTAGGACTTGGAAGCGGAAGGAAGCTGATAAGAATAGAGAGCGCCATGAAATTATTAAGGCAAAGCAAGTTAAGCAGAACGAGCAGCTTAGAAACAGAACCATTGAACACCAGCTAACTGATACAAGCTGGGCAGATTAAATAACAGGAGAGAACCATGAGAGCAAGAAAATACGAGATGAAAGAAACCCCAATGGGCGCAGGCCGTGACCATCCCAACACAAAGTTTATCAAGTGGGTCGGTGATCGCACTGATCTGGGTCTGGTTAAAGGCGAGTCATACACCCTGCATGAACTGGGAGCAGCAGTAGGCATTGTTGCCAGTAGCATGAGAGGCCGTATCAGGGGAGCACATGAAGTAAGTGACTGCCATATGTGGGCAAACGGTGAGCGCAAACCCAAGGAAGAGTGGGGTATCACTACCATTGTCAGATGCGAGAGCAAGGCAGATAAAATCTCACAGAAATATTTGAGGATGAAGATATGAGTCTCAATTACAATAAAGACCTGAGCAAGAAAGAAATACAAGCAGCTTGGGACTACGCACTGCTGAGTGGCGCAAAGCATGGGGTTAAAATGTACAGGGTATTCTATGACTTTATGAATGCTATTGGCAGTAACGCGGCTGACCTGTATGGCCTGAGCTACAAGAAATATTATGAGCCAGAGTTTCAAGATTTTTTTGATGGCCTTGAGCTTAATAGGTGTCGAGATAGGCAACGTGATGGCAGGTTAAGCTGTCAGTTTAAGATGAATGATGCTCTATCCTTTGTTGGCGCAAGGTGTTTGCCGTTGCAACTGGCATTGCTAGATAAGCGTGTCGATCTTGATGACATAGTATCCAATGTCAGACATTACAAGTGGGTAAGAAAGAACCACACTGGCAAAAAGAAAAAGAAACGCACCCACGATTCATACCGATACGTTAATCTCAAAAGCCTAACTTTTGCAAACCAATGGAGTACAGTGAAATGACTCAGGGTGATTACGTCAAGATCAGCTCGACCACTGAAGTTGATGCCAAGATGAAGCACCTAGAATCCAGGATTAGGGGGTGGAATTACCAGTCCCCCTTGACTGTGAGACTAGCACCCTTCAGTGACCCCACTAGCCTAAGTCAGGATGCCCTGTTTAACATATGGTGCAGAGAGATTGCCGACCAGATGAAGAAGAAAGCACCTGAAGCAGACGCTGAAGCATGGAAGCTGTGGCTCAAGCATAAATTCCTTGGTACATACGCTGTAAAGGTGGGCAGGGAGTCGATAGAGGGTCAGGTCTATGCTACCCCCAAGGGCAAGGCTAAGATGGCTACATTCATGCACAGCGTGCTTGTATATGCAGATGATAAATTGCGTGTTAGACTCAGCGTACCTAGAAACTCAGAGTACGTTAAGGTCAGGGAAAATGAGCAAGCTAAAGAATCCAAACAGAAAGCCAAGGAAGAAGGCCACCATACAGCAGGAAGTGGAGAAGGCAGCAGTGCTACTCCAAAAGCTCGTTCGTCTAAAGGCGAGCAACAGCTTGGGCTTCTGTGAGTGTGTAACCTGTGGTGTTATTAAGCACTACAAGGAGGCTCAAGGAGGCCACTTTTATGGCAGAAAAGAAGTGCTTAGATTCAAGCTATGGGAAGAAAATATCCACCCACAGTGTGCCGGATGCAACTGGAAGGGTATGAATACTACCAAGATTCGAGAGCGATACCGGATGTACATGGAAGATATGTACGGAGTCAGGCGAGTAAAGGCCATGAACAGATTGGCATTCAGAAAGCCGCCCAAGTTTAAGATGGATGAAGTGTTAGCGTTTAAGAAAGAACTGCGAGAGCAGATTAAAATCCAACTGAAGAGGCTAGGAGAATGATTGAAGATCAAACACCATTTATTCAGATAGTTTACGAAGAGATAGAAGAGTACGGGCTATACGACCACAAGATAAAGCTATTCAACCTGATGGAAGCAGCACTCAATGGAATGTGCGGCAAAGCTCGGAAGGAGATTGATGAATTGTGGTGGGAAGTCCAGGATTACAAAGAAAAGTTGGCTATACCACCAGATGAAAGCGAATTGGCATTGCACCACCCCACAATGTCTGTATAATAAAACGCATGGCAGGGTTTGTTACCGCTTTCACTGCCTATACATGTGGTATGTATGTAGTATGTTTTGTCTAGTAGTGTAGTACCCTTTGCCCCGCCTTGTTCTCCTGCTTGGCGGGGTTTTTTTGGTCTCGATTTCTAGGCTATGCGGCCATATACTATATTACACCCCATAAAACGCACGTTAAGGGTGATTTCAGCGCGTTTAGGTGTACTGGCAGGGTCAACGTACAGGGTCAAACGATAGGCACAAAAAAAGGGACTAAAAGCCCCCAAATTTTGCACTGGCAGGGTATCAGATCCGCCAGACTATCCACATTAAACCGGCCAAGATCGCATAGCTAACAGCGACCGCCAACATTACCCCAACAATTGAGGCCAATACGTTTTTAACCTTTTGCATTGTCTACGCCTCCCAGTCTATTAGTCCGTGGTCGTGTAGTATGCCTTCGACCATATCGAAATAACCGTTGAACCTATCCTGGCTATCATCGGAATAGTATTGCGTCCCATCAGCATCTGTAAGCAATTCAACTTCAAAGTAATCAGCTTCAAGCATAGTGCTTGCAAGGTCTAAGCAAATGGATATGCGGTCGTGATCATCTAGTGTTTTATTTTGCATTGTCTAAGCTCCTAGGTGGTTTAATTTGTCGCAGATCATAATATCCAAGCGCGACAATTGGTGGTCGGATAGTTGCCCAACTGCGTGGACGTTGGCGAATGCCTTACTAGCACGCTTTAATTCTGCGGCCGTTGTAGCGCGTTTAATACGGTCTACGGCTGATAGGTAATTAGTCATGGCTTATAGTCCTATTGATAAAAAAGTGAATGTTACAGTGTAGAATAAAGCGGCCCCAATAAAGGCACCCGCTATTGTTACAGTCCAACCAATCACGCTTGCTAGTATATCGTTGCGACGATCACGGCGGCGGTCTGCTAGTATCTGGTTGCGTAATGCGCTATTCACTTTAAAACCTCCTTTCAATAGTTGGACAAACTGCTTTTAATGCCGTGTAAATATGCGAATCGCTCATGTAAGGATACAGATTGTCAGATACCCAACGAGACAATCCGGCACCGTGTAACAGGTCGAAACAAAACCGCTTCTGTAAGTCTTGAACTTTTTCAGATCGCGGGAATTGTCCTGTTTCGTATTCCTCAATAAGTCGATCATATTTTAAAAGGATAGGCTCAATTTCTGTTTTTAAGTGTTGCAAGTGTTCGGCTTTAATTTTCATGGGGTTATCCTATACAGTTTAAAATTGCTGTTTCAAAATCATCTGACAATGTAACCGCTAGTGCTGACGTATTGCTGATACCACAGATGCCGTCAAAATCAGAATGTTCGGATCGCATAAAATCAGCCATCTCGTAAACTTCGCCGCTATCCTGACATATCAATTGATCGCCTTCCAAGTCACACGTTTTAGTCCAGTAAATCTTGTAATCGCTCATGTTATTCCCCTCTCATTTGAATTATGCGCTCAATATCGTTCTCTAAATTGTAGCTAGTTGCAACGAAACCACCGCCAAAGTGCTTTCCGCGATAAACTTTAAAGCCTAACTTATTAGCGCGCTTTTTTGCTAGTGCGTAACTATCAACACCGCATTCAACATCGCCTAAAAATGCTAGGTAGTGAGTAACATAGCGCGGGTGTCCGTTAACATCGTTTTTAACGCTATAAAAATCATCGTTGAATTGAGCGTGTAGGCTTGGGCTAATGTAGCATTTTGAGTTGAACATAATAATCACCTGTTGTTGTAGTTAAATAAGTTTAAAAAGTACCACTCCGCAGAATGGTACTGATAAAGCTACTTAGATTTTTGATCTTTCTAATTTTAGTTCCACTCTGATTTTAGTGCATATATCTTTAATCTCATCCGCTCGGCTTGGGTATAAATCGCACGCTAGTTTACGGATGGCGAAACCCTCACACATTTTGATCTCGGCTTCTTTTTCATCTTTTAGCGTATGAAATACAGATTTAACATTTTCTATGTTTTTATAGTGTTTGATAAAAGTTGGTAAAAAGTCATAATAATCCATTTTTTGTATTCCTATATATGTAGTAAGTAAAAATTGTGTTTTCGTTGTTGTTGGGTCGCATTATATAGAGGCATTGCAATCTGTAAAGTATGTTTTGTTTTTTTTGAGTTGAATGGTGCCAAATAAGAGTTGAATGGTATTAATTGATCATTTTTTGTACAATTAATAGACTTTGTTGGTTATTTTTTATACAATCGGATCAACGGGTTATAAATAGAGTGATGGGTGAAATGGGTTTTATCACTATATAGCACCGAGAATCTCACGAGATAGGATCATTGCGCCTAGCAAATGTATAAGCTGTGGATATAGTGTGGATAACTCCAGGTATTCTGTGGATAAAGGTGCGCATAAGCTGTGGAAAAAGGTGTGGATAAGCTGTGGATAAGAGAGGCACCCCCCCTCCCGAAATGGCGCTCCTGTGTAGTATATATGTCTCTCGCAAAAAAAAATTACTGAGAAATAAGATGATTAAAATAGTAACAGATGAAGAAGTACATGAGATGGATATTGAGTTGATTGAACTATTTGCAGTGTATCTATTCGACAAAGATGTAGTTGGTATGACTGATTTAATCTATGTTGTAGAAGATAGAATGGCTGTTAGTGGAGAAAATGACTACCTTGAAACTCAAAAATAAAACAACATTTACTTATGCAAAGGTAATATATGTCTAGGATAGGGATACCCAACAAGAATAAGAAGTTCTTACTGGCTCGCTTACAGGATATGTACGGTGAGTCATTCCACCCTATCTTGAAGATGGCAGAAGCTGCTAGTAAACTGGACTACATTGCTGAGGAAGAAGGTGATGTGACTGCCCTTAATGCTGCTGTAAACGCATGGAGTAAGGTTGCTGAGTACACTGAGCCTAAGCTAAAGGCCGTAGAGATACGAGCTGACGAGGGCGCTGTAGTGGCTATCCAACGTAAACGCTTTGATGGCACTGCTATTGAGGCAGAAGTCGTAGAAGTAGACCCAGTAGTAGAGGCAATCGTCAATGCTGCTGTAGATGATGATGAAGATGAGGATGAAGAGTAATGGCTAAAGGCAAAAGCATGGTTCACAAGTTGGACAAAGAGACACGCAAAGAGCACTTCCGTAACTACGATGCTAACGGTAACGGTGGTAAGGGTGACGGTAATCGCACATCAACCCCTGAGACTCGTGAGAAGTTCAAAAGTGGCTATGATGCAATCGACTGGAGCAAGAAATAGTGCCGACAATTGAATACTGCATGGGGCCGCAAGGACAAGTCCTACAAGATTACGCTGACTGTCGCTCTCAGAACTCCTTCATTATGGGGCCACTGGGTTCAGGCAAGACTGTCCAAACCATCCTCAAGCTATTCGACTTGATGACCGAACAAAAGCCAGTAATGACCCCTGGACATAAGAACTATGGTGTCCGACTGTCCCGCATCATTGCCTGCCGAAACACCTATTCCGAATTGTTCTCCACCACCATTAAAGACTGGCTGGAGATACACGAAGACCTTGGCCCATTCCGTCAGGGTAACAAAGAACCACCTACCCATTACATTAACTTCAGATTAGAAGATGGCACCTCAGTTAAGTCAGAGGTCATATTCATCGCTTTTGACCGCCCTGAGCACGTTAAGAAGGCTAGGGGTATCCAGTGTACATGGGTATGGCTAAACGAGACGAAAGAGCATTCTAAGGCCGTTCTCGATATGCTTGATCTACGTCATGGTCGCTATCCTTCCCCCAAGGAGGGAATCAAACCTACGCATCACGGTGTACTGGGTGACAGTAACGCCCCCGACGAAGACCACTGGTACTACAAGCTGGCAGAAATTGAGCGTCCTGAAGGCTGGGCATTCCATCGTCAACCCGGTGGTGTGTTCAAAGATGGGGAAACTTGGAAGGTAAACGATAAAGCTGAGAATTTGCCTAACCTCCCTGCTAACTATTACAAACGCGGACTATCAGGTAAAACACATGATTGGATTAAAGTTAATCTTGCTAATGAGTACGGCTTTGTCTCTAACGGTAAGCCGGTTCACCCAATGTATACGGATAGTGTTCACGCATCCCATATGGACTTCACACCGTGCAAGGACACTCCTATCATTCTGGGTTTTGACTTTGGTCGTACACCTGCTTGTGCCTTTCTTCAGCGTACTGCTATCGGGCGTTGGGTCTGCTTTGATGAAATGGTGCTTACTGATTCCGGTGCCGTAGACTTTGCGCCTACCCTAAAGCGCTATATTGAAGAGACTTATCCTAACTGCACCTTTAAGGGCTGGGGTGATCCCTCTGGTTCCAATAAGAATCAGTCCAACAGTGAGACTCCATTCCAAATTATGCGAGCCGCTGGCATACCCTGCAACCCAACAGACTCTAACGATCCTCTCAAGCGTAGAGCCGCTTTAGAAGTACCCATGAAAGAGATGTGCATGGATGGTAAGCCTCGCTTTATTGTCTTGCCCAAAGCCTCTATGATTCGTAAAGGTCTACAGGGTGGCTTCTGTTATCGTCGTGTGCAAACGTCAGGCGAACGCTACAGTGATCAGCCAGATAAGAATGAATACTCTCACCCAGTAGAGGCGCTAGAGTATGCCCTACAAGGTGAAGGTGAAGGTCGTTCTGCTCTCCGTAGAGATCAAGGCTTTGCTAAACCCCACACAGCCAAGGTGAACTTTAGTGTCTTCTAATGTGGATAATGCCTATATAGTGTTTAAGAGCAACACAGGTCGCTGGTATTCTCCAATATTACACAGCGATTTTGGGCATTGCCTTGTTGTCGAGCCATCGGAAAGTGGGTACGTTGTGTACGAAAAGCTGACTGATGGAGTTAGGGTGTATAATGTCAACCACATAAATGATATAATTGGGCCTACAGATATAACTGTGAGTTATATAAAAAAGGACAGCAAAAGAAGGTTGTTCATGCTCAACACTTGCGTTGGCCATGTTAAACAGTTTCTTGGTATAGATCATCCCTTTATATGGACTCCCTATCAACTATACAAGTACATGAAGAGGTAAGGCATGAGTTCCAGCAGACCAAAACCAACAGCAGAACAAAAAGCAATGGAAAGAGCGCAGCGAGAGCAGCTTGATAAAGAAACTGCATCTAGTGAGGCCAGATTAAAGGCTATGGCGCAAAAGAAAATAGGCAAAGCATCTTTGCTTGGAACGCCTATAGAGCAAGCTAAAGGGCCAGCGGGGCCAACGGTTACTGAAGGCTTTCAAGTAAATGAATCAGGTGTTGTTCGCAAAGCGCCAAAAAAGAAAAGTGTTTTGGGCAAAGTAGCAGCTTCGGGACTTGTAAAATAATGGAATTACCTAAAGAGCTTGGTTCACTGACGGACTTAAAGACTAGAGAAGCTGCTGCGTTTAAACGTGCTGCTATGTGGCACGATATACTTGACGATGCCTATGAATACTTTCTGCCAAACCGTAACTTGTTTGAGGACTACGCTCCAGGCCAGAAGAAGATGGATCGTATCTTTGACTCTACTGCACTTGAGGCAATCCAGCAGGGCGCTAGTAAGCTGCAAGAAAACATTGCTCCTATCTGGTCACGCTGGGCCACCTTTGAGCCATCTGACCTAGTTGTTAAGCAGCTTGAGGAAGGTGACTTTGATGTCAGCCTAGAAGAAATTGAAGGCAACTTGCAGAAGCAGGCAGAGATTATCTTTGATTACATTAACCGATCTAACTTTGCTACTCAGTTCTTTGAGCACGCCCTTGATCTCCTTGTCGGTACAGGCACACTCCGTATTGATGAAGACGAAAGTGACGAGATGCCCCTCATCTTTAACGCCATTCCGCAAAAGGGAATAGCATTTGAGGAAGGCCCACAGGGTAATATCGAAACGCACTGGCGACGATTTAAGGTAAAGGCTCGTAACCTAGAGCGTTACTGGAAAGGCTTTGAGCCATCAGAAGTAATGAAGGACGTAATTGAAAAGAAGCCAGACACTGATGTCGATGTGCGCGAGGGTGTTGTTTATATGCCCAAGACCAAGACTTACTATGGTTGCGTTTGGGTTGCTAAGGAAGATCGTATTAGCTGGATGCAGGACTTTGGCGAGTCTAGCCCTTGGGTTACAGGTCGCTATAGTAAGGTAGCTGGTGAGATTAGGGGTCGAGGCCCAGCACTACAGGCACTTCCTGATGTACGCTCACTCAACAAGGCCAAAGAGTTTGTACTCCAGAAGGCCGCTATTGACCTAGCAGGTATGTACACAGCAACCGATGATGGCGTAACTAACCCCTACAATTTGAATATAAGCCCAGGCATTGTTATTCCAGTTGGTTCTAACAACAGCAGCAACCCTTCTATTCAACGCCTAGATACAGGCTCTAACTTACAATTGGCACAGTTTGAAATCAATGAGCTACAGATGTCAATCAAGAAGGCCCTATTCAACGATCTTCGTGATCCTACTGGTGCTGTTCGATCCGCCACTGAGGTTGCCATCGAGTCGCGTGAACTTGCTAAACGCATCGGCTCTGCCTTCGGCAGATTACAGACCGAAGTATTGATCCCCATCATTAAGCGAGTAGCTGCTATACTTACACGCAGAGGTATTATTACACCTATCGAGCTAGATGGTCGTCAGGTCGCTATTAAGTTTATGTCACCATTGGCTAAGGCGCAGGACGGTGAAGACATCTTGAGTGTTCAGCAGGCTGTTCAGTTTGTACTTCAGAACGCTGGCCCAGATCAGGCCAAGATTGGCTTTAAGCTAGAAGACTTTGGCACATGGGTAGCTGGTAAAACTGGTATGCCTTCCGAGCTAGTTAGAAGTGATACAGAAAAGAAACAAGTTATTCAGGCTGGCGCTCAGGCTGCACAACAAGGCATGAATGTTGAAGGGCAACCGCCTACTGACCAAGGACAAACTGCTCTATGAGTTGGGATACAATCAATACTACGGCTGTCGATGCAGAAGGTGCAAAGGCAGCTAACGCCAAACAAAGACAAGCTGCTGCTGAATTGGCTCAGGCTTACAACGAATGCTTCGCAAGTGTTGGTGGCAAACGTGTACTTGAGGATATTACGCAGCGGTTTATCTTTAACAATGACACCCCCTTTAGTGCTTCTAATGTTGATTATGAAGCCGCCTACCATAACGGTGAGGCTGGAGTTGTTAAATTTATTATCAACCAAATGCAACAAGCTAAAATACTGTAAGGAATAATTATGAGTGAAGAACAGGCCGCACCAGAAGAAACAATAAGCGAAACCCTGTTGGATGCAAGTACACCCGAACTAGGTGAAGGTGAATACTTTTTATCTGATGGTATCAAGGGTACAGGTGACACACCCGAATGGTACAAAGGCGACAAGTATAAGTCTGTCGCTGAACAAGCCAAAGCCTATACTGAGCTAGAAAAGAAGTTCGGTGGTTTTACTGGCGCACCTAAAGATGGCTATGCTGGCCCAGAAGGAATTGAGTCTGACGATGCCCTACTGCAAGAGCTAACTGAGTTTGCTGAGAAAACAGGCATGAGCCAAGAAGCCTTTGGTGATGCTTGGGAATTGTTGTCAGCACAGGGTGAAGCAGTAGAACAAGTTACCCAAGAGCAAGAGATTGCACGACTAGGTGACAATGCTGGAGAGCGTATCAAGAATGTTGAAGGCTACCTGAAGAACAACTTAGATGCTTCTGACTATGATGTGGTTCGTGATCTGGTAACTGATGCCAAGTCTATTGAGTTGGTAGAGTATTTGGTTCGTGCTACTGCACCTACTAAGCTACCTATTGATGGTGGACAGCATCCTACTGGCATGACCTGGAGCGATATTGAAGCTCAGATGTTTATGAAGAACGAGAATGGGCAGCTCCTCCGTAGTGTTGATGCCTCTCACGAAGCCAAAATCCAGAAGATGATGCAGGAATTTGGTGGCGACAAGGCTCATACCCGCACGTTTGGTTGAGTTTATGGGGTGAAAGGTGTATAATCGGCACACTGGACACCCCTTTCTATTAAGGCCCAGTAAATTTAGGTTGAATGCTGACCAAGTTTACTCGGGTACTCAGCTAAAACCTTGAAAAACTTTTTATTATTTATTACTCTTTTTCGAGGAAATCATTATGAGTAAAGTATTATCATCCGTAGCGGTAACGGAGTTTGACAGTCTTGTTAAGCACGCATACCAAAACGCTGGCCTCCTTCGAGGCGCTGTAACTGTACGTAACAACGTAGTAGGTGACACCTACAAATTCCGTAACATGGGTAAGGGCCTAGCTAACCAGAAGTCTACTTCTGATCTAGTAACTCCTATGGACATCACTCACGACTTCGCTGTAGCAACTCTGTCTAACTGGAATGCTCCAGAGTACACAGATATGTTTGATGCAGCCACTGTAAACTTTGACGAGAAGCAAGAACTGGCAAGCACTATCGCAAGCTCTTTGGGTCGTCGATCTGATCAGTTGGTTATTGACGCAATGGCTACTCTTCCTGGTGGTCAGGCTTATGCTGACACTGTAACAGTATCTACTAACCTTAGCACTGCCGCAATTATTAAAGCTCAAGTTGCTTTGCGTAAGCAGGGTGTTCCTAACTCTAACCTGTATGCTGTTGTTGAAGCAGGTGGTTTAGGCGGTATGCTAAATGACGACAAGCTTAGTAACTTTGATTACAACAATGTTAAGGCATTGGTAACTGGCGAAGTTGATACTTTCGGTGGCTTTAAGTTTATCGTTATGGAAGATCGTGCCGAAGGTGGTTTGCCTGAAGCAGCTAACATCGTTGATTCATTCTTCTTCTCTCAGGACTCTGTTGGCCTTGCTGTTGGCATCGACATGAAGACTGATGTTGATTGGATTGCTGACCGTACTTCTTGGTTGTGTAACGGTATGCTGAAAGCTGGTGCTGTATCACGCGATGCTTCTGGTATCGTTAAAGTTCAATACGACAAAACTGCATAAGGAGAATTAATCATGGCTTTTGAAAGAAATGGTTTATCAAGAATTGGTGGTGCTGGTACTGGTGGCACTATGTGGATGTATAATGCTTCTGAAGCTCCTGACAATGCTGCTGGCCCAGTCCTGCAACTTGTTAGCTACTTTGATGAAGCAGCAGATGTTCTACAAAAGGGTGATCAGATCAATGTTACCCGCGAAGTAGGCACAGCTTACTTGCACATCACCTATGTTCGATCAATTAGTGCGGCAGGCGTTGTTACTACAGCGGCTGGAACAACCATCACTGATTAAGTAGTAAAACTGAATGGGGCTGCTTCGGTGGCCCCTTTCTTTACCAATAAAGGTTTTTTATGGCAAACAGTAAGCTATCGTTAATTAATAATGCTCTTATTCTTATTGGCGATGTGCCACTGACATCCCTGACTAGCGGTACTCGCGCTCAGGTTGTAGCCACTAGCCTGTATGACAATATCATTGAGAACGAACTCAGCAAGCATCGCTGGGGTTTTGCTCGTAGTATTGCACAGCTTAGTAAAGATTTAGCTGCTCCAGTAGGTGACGAGTGGCAAACTTCATATACGCTTCCTGCCGATATGCTGGTATTAATTAAACTTGATCCCAGTATCCCATACCAAATTATAAACAATAAAGTCTACTGCAATTATAGCGGTACACTTTTCTGTGATTACATCCGTAAGCCCTTCGAGGCCGATTGGCCTGCATACTTTGCCAAGATGATTGAGTATGCCTTGGCCATGGACTTTGCTCCATCTATTCGTGACAGTGCTTCTTCTATGGAAATACTAGCTAACCAATATCTAAACGCTAGTCGCATGGCTCGTTACACTGACTCACAGCAACACCCACAAGTAGCAATCCAGGATCGCCCATTTATTAACGTGAGGTTTTAATGGCTTTTAATTTTAATAACTTTAGCCGACATGGTGGTAGCACTACAGCTCCATCTTGGTGGACTTACCACACGAATGACGCATGGGATGACATTCTCCCTGATAACTATTTTGGAGAGGCGTTTGGGTCTTTGAACGTAAATGACTTTATTCTTGTAAGGTCTATTGCTAACACCTTTATGTTGCGTGTAACTGCTGTTGCTCAGGATACAGTTGCAATAGTAAGAGACACGATGACTGCTCCTAACATTGGTAGTGCAATCTTTACTGCCAGCGTTACCCAGACTGCTACCGACCCAGATACTGCCTATCAAGTTCCTTGGGATTTGGCTGTTGAGAATGGTTCAATTAAGCGTAATGTCTCAGATAACACCAAGATTGAGTTTACTGAGGCCGGTACTTATTTGGTTCAAGGCAACTTGCAGCTCAAGTCTTCTTCAGCATCCGCAAAGACGTTTTACTTTTTCCCAACTATCAATGGAGAGAGTAATTCAAAGTCGGTTCGATCAGGACTTAAAGATAATAATGTCTTAGGTACTCTTGGAGTATCTGCTGCTTTGGAATTAAATGCTGGTGATTACATTCAAGCAAACTGGGCAGTCAGTGATATTGCTGGTTGGCTAGATTCTTCTGCTGCAACTTCATTTGCTCCAAGCTCTTACGCTGCACAAATTTCTATTATAAGGGTCTAACATGCCTAAGTCGCAATTCCAACAAACCAGCTTTGCCAGTGGTGAGCTGTCACCATTACTACTAGGCCGTACCGATCTTGATCAATACTACAAGGGCGTACAACAAGGCGAAGGCGTAGTCATTGTGCCTCAAGGTGGGGTTAAGCGCAGACCTGGAACACAATTTATTGCCAGAATACTACAGGGGTTGACTCGTTATACTCCCCTACCAACCGTTGTTGCTAATGCCACAGACCCCAACAATATTAATGACGGCAATGATAATACCTACACTTTAACGCCTGATGGTTTGTCAGCTCCATTTACTATTGCCACCTATGATTTAGGTGCAAGTTTTTCTGCTCAAACATTTTTAGATGTTAGAAATTGTTCGTTATTTCAGAGCGGTGAATTACCACAAAAAACTGCAAACATTACTATTGAATGGTCTACTAATAATACTAATTGGACAGTTGCCGCTACATTTGAAATAGACAACCAAACCGAAAGAAATTTTAGATTATCTACGTCTACTTTAGTGAAAAGATACTGGCGATTGAGAACTGATCTTCCTGCTCCAAGTGGGTACAAGGTCAAAATTGCTGAGTTTGTATTTAACACTGAAATTGGCTCATCATCTCCTGTTGGCAATTACAAATTGTTTGGCTGGGAATATGCTTCCGACAAAAGTTATTTAACTGTATTAACTAATTTAAGTTTAAGAGTTTATAGAGTTCCTCATGCAGGAAGCACTGACACCGTATATGTTGGGGATGTACCTTTGCCTTATCTTAGTGCTGACATTCCTGAAGTAAAAGTATGTCAAACTGAAGGTGTGATGTTAATGTTTCACGAAGACTATCCGCCCCAGCGTATTGTATTTGATGGACTAGACACTGTTAATTCGTTTGCTGTAGATGCCATTCCTTTTGTAAATGTTCCACAGTTTGATTATAACGATAGCGTTAGCCCTGTTCCTGTTGCTGCTATTCAAACATTTCAATCAAGTGATCTTGCTACAGGCCAAAGATACAAAGTTACTGCTCAAGGTGTAACAAGCAAAGACATTACCCATGGCGGCAATGGTGACGGCGGTTCAGCAATTGGCCTTGCTCGAATGGCCACTAGCGCGTTTAATTTGCAAAAAAACTTGCAAGAAATGCCTGTGTTTGGGTTTACAGGAATAACTGTAACTCCTGTTGGTGGCAGCGACATTGATTTTATTATCAATATGGCAGACGAATCTGCTGGTGATTACGATTTATTTACAGCATTTGTAACTTCAGGAAATGTTGCTGATGTAATTCCAATGTCTATTACGCAAGATGGCTCCCCAAGAACAGAAGATGTATGGTCTGCAGCTAGAGGCTATCCTAAGCAAGGGGTATTCCATGAAGGCCGTTTATGGTTAGGTGGAAGCAAGTCTAAGCCGCAGAGTATATTTGCAAGTAGAGCTGGTAACTATTACGATTTCTTTGGTGAAGAAGGCGAGGATGATGAAGGTATCTTTGTCACGATTGATTCTCGTAGTTTAACTGACATTGTTGATATTAACCCTGATCGCGGCTTGCAAGTGTTTTGTAAGGGAGCAGAGTTTTTAGTTAAAGGTCAAACACCGTCTAACATTGAAGTTGTTTCGCAGACGCAGCATGGTTCATTTAACCTAGAAGCTCAGTCGTTTGATGGGGCTACATTGTTTGTAGATAAAAATGGTAATACGCTCCGACAGTTTTTGTTTAACTTTGGTGAAGATGCTTACACTTCTGCCGACCTATCTGTACTGTCTAGCCAGTTAATTAATCAACCTGTAGCTATGGCGACATTGCCAGGAACTACTACTGAAGACGCTAACTGGGTATTCTTAGTTAATGCTGATGGTGCAGGCGCAGTTCTTAACACAATGAGAAGCCAAGATATTAATGGTTTTTCTAGGTGGACACCGCACACAGGGGCGGCAGGCAATAATTTTACAAGAGACTGTAGAATTAAAACTTGCGCTACTGCTGGTGGATATATGTATCAGATTACCTCAAGAAACACTGGCGCACAAACAGGTTCTGTAGATATTGAGGTTTGGAACTTTGATCACTTGTTGGATTCTAGCGAAAAGATAACTATTACTAATTCTGGGTTTGTGCCATTAACTCAAGGCAGCAGGCTGTTTGGCTATTCTGTTCAGGTATTAGCTGACGGAGATGTTCTAGCTAAAAGAGAGGTTACAGAATCTGGCGGCGAATATGGGATTACTATTACTTCTGGGGAGATGAACGGATTTACCAGTAGAGTCTTAGAGGTTGGATTAACCTTTGATGTAAAGGTAAAGACTATGCCTTTGAATACTAATCCTGGCACTCGTGGTGGACAGAACATTATGAAGCGCAAGAAAATTACTAACATTAACTTGCGTGTGTATCAGAGTGCTGGCATCTACATTGACGGTAATGCTGTCCCTATTAGGCAGTTTGGCGATGCACAAGATACTCCACTGAACACCCCATTTACTCCTAGAACTGGTATCATAGAGGATAAAAACGGTGGTAATGGTTGGTCTACAGAAGTAGTCCCAGAGATTACAGTGCCAGACGGTACGCCATTCCATCTGCAAGCTATCCAATATGAGGTCGAGTCTTCGTGAATGATGTTGTAACGCAAGATAGTATTTACCAGTTACAAGAAATAATGAAGGATTTTCCAAAGGCAGATGTAGTTACAAGACACCATTTTTCTGACGGTATGTATGCTAGAGAGATGGTAATGCCTCCAGGAAGTATTGTTGTGGGAGCGCTGCATAAGACTAAACATTTGTTTACCGTTGTATCTGGTGAGTGTGAAGTATCTAGCGTTCACGAAAGAGAAAAGATTACAGCTCCGTACTTGGGGGAAACAATCCCAGGAACTAAACGTGTGATATATAGCGAGACAGGGTGTACTTGGATTGCTTTTTATCCTACGCACTTAACAGATATTGATGAACTAGAAGCGGCTATTATTAAGCCGGAGGGTATTTAAATGGTTTGGGTAATAGCAGCAACAGCCACAGAGCTTTTAATTGCGGCAGCAGCAGTTGGCACAACAGTTAGCGCTGTCGGAACAGTACAGGCAGGTAAGGCACAAGAGTCGGCCATGAAGGCTCAAGCAGAGCAAGAACGTATAGCCGCTGAAGGTCGTGAGTTAGAACGTCAACAGAAGCTCAATGCAGCCCTTGCAGCCAATGTTGTAGGTATGGGTGTGTCAGGTATTAAAGCCGAGGGAACTCCCTCTAGTATTGCATTAGAGAGCGCCAAGAATGTTGGTTTAAGCGAAGGCATGATGAAGCTGTCTGATAGGCTTGCTCAGGCTCAACTTCGTCGTCAGGGTGCTAATGCTCGCTCTGGTGCTAACATGGCTGCTGCTGGAACATTGTTACAAGGCGTTGGTAGTCTTGCTGCATATGGTGGCTCTCCGACTCCTACTACAGCAGGGACGAACTAATGGCTAAACAAGAACGAATTGGTTTTTACGGTAAGTTTACTCCTACTGCCATAGACACATCTGAATCTGACAAGATGCGAGCATTAGCTGGTTTAGGCCAAACTATAGCCGATACTAGCCTATCTATAGCAAAGCCTATGGTAACTGCTGAAAGAGTCAAGCAGGCAGAAATTGCTAGTGCTGAAACAGGTACTATTGACCCTGAAACTGGTGAGCTAAGAGGGCCAGCAGAAGAGGTTGCCGCATACAAAATTGGTGCAGCTCAGGCCAACGCTGTTGCTCGTAACACCTATGAATCTAACGTATCTGTAGAAATGAACAATATTGTGGACTCTGCTGCTGCTGAGTTTCCTGACGACATTAAGGGCTACCAGAATAAAGTCCAATCCCAGATGCAAGGTCTTCTTGGCGCTATGCCAGAAGAGTACAGGGGTCAGGCTCAGAACTTGTACGCTCGCCTAGACAATCCTACCTCTATCAAGATTGCTGATAACGAGAGAAAGAAGAACCTAGACATTTCTAATGCTGAAATTGGTCAAGCCGCTGACGTTGCTTCAAAGAACCTATCTAATGCAGTTTATTCTGGTGATGCAGATGGCACTAGAGATTTCTTTTCTGAATACGTTGTTTCTGTTGATAGACTTGTTGAGCAGGGTGCGATAACTCAAGAGAAAGGCAACCAGTTAATAGAAGCTCAAAATGAAAGAGTTAAGATTCAGGGCAAAGCTGGTGAGTTTGACAGAGCTATAAGAACCGAGGATTACACTCCAGAGCAACAAGCTGCCGCTGGTCGTCGCATTGTAGACGCATTGCGTGAAAACCCTGATTCTGATTTAAGTGCCGAGCAAAACCAAAAGCTACTGGCAACACTGGATACTCAGGTTACTGCTATGGAAACTGCTAATGCAAAAGCAGATGCCAAGTTGAGCAGGGAAGAGATGGTAGAATTGTCTACCCTAGATGTTCTTATTGATATTAATGAATTACCTCCTGAAGAGCTAGTCAGTAAAGTGTACGAGCTTTTTGATAAAGGCGTTATCAAGACCGCTGAGGGAATATCAAGTCGTATCAAAGCAATCAACAAAGTAAACACCACAGTAAGAAAGAAGAATGCTGGCATTGCAAGAGCTGCCAACAAAATCAAAGGTGTTGAACCTGTAGGTGATCAGCCAATCATTCCTGTTAGCGACAAGGACTATGATAACCTTTACGAGGTAGTTACTAGCACTCCAGAGTCCGAGGGTGGGCTACCTACCAACCCAGACCTAAGACGCGCACAGCAAGCTACATTTGTTCAGCGATCTGGTCATGTTCCAAAGCAGTTGAAGGATGAGATACAGGCCGGTCTTATTTCGCAAGACCCTGAAGAAGTTTCCAATGCTTACAGAACCATTACACAGATTCAAGAAATACCTGGTGTTGGTGAGACTGCTTTCTCAAAGAATGAAATTGTACTAGCAACCCACATGGATTCGTTTATTCGGTCTGGGATTCCCCCTGAAGACGCTCTTCAGATGGCTAGAAATATTGTTGGCACTGGCTCTGAGCAAATGAAGGCTCGGTCTGAGGCTAGGGCAACAGAGATCAAGGATGATGACGATACGTTTGGAGCGCCTGTTTACGCTACAGAAGTTACAAAGCAGTTTACTGGAATGTTTGAGAGTGAGTCAGACTTCCAGCAGTCAGGTGGGTTTGATGCTTTGGTTAGCAACTACGGCAAGCTAGTAGAAGGTTTTTATCGTGCAGGATCAACTATTGATCAGGCCAAAGATAATGCCGCTAGATCAGTACAGGCTAACTGGGGCCGTGGTGAGTTTGGTTTAATGAAGTATCCGCCAAAGCAGTATTATAAACTCCCTGTAACAGAAGACACTTCTTACATTAGAACTGAATTGCAAGAGCTGTTCGACCAGCAGGGTATGCAAGTAAACGCAGAGGACATATTTCTTGTGTCTGACGCTACTACCGCAAGACAGGCATCAACTGGACAGCCATCATATTCAATTATGATTAAGAATGAGTATGGCGCGTTAGAGGCCGTTAAGGTTGTGGGGCCAGATTTAAAAATGACAGATCGCTTTGTTCCTGACGCTGCAGAGTTTACTAGACGACAGAATAAAAACATTTTAGCCAATGCTGAGAAAGGAATGCAGCCTCTTGGAACACCTGAAGAAGTAAGAGAGAAGCGTAGTGAGCTTGATGTTAGTTTGGGGCTTGATACTCCTAGAGCGCAAGAAGATCGTGAGAGAATGCGTAAGACCCTGCAAAGTAGTACAAGTGCTGGGGCGCTTATAGCTAAGGGCGTAGAGTCGGTAGAAAGTATTCCATCGTTGATTACTCCTGAAAACATAAGGAAGGTGGTTCTTGCCACTGGTCTGCCAGTAACGCTTGAGAACATTGGTTTAGCTGCTTACGCTATAATGGACGGTATCGAAGAGGCTAGTGATGACTATGTTAAGTCGTTGAATAGAAAGCCTTTTGAAGTTACCGATGAAGTTATGGATGTTCAGGAATTTATTAAAGACCCAAGCGTAGGGGAATAAGTAATATGCCATTTGTGCCAATGCCAGAGACACAGTTAGTAGAAAGAGTAGCTTCTTACAGTCCACAGATCGGTGAGGAACTTGATGAGCCATCAGTAGGTGATATTGCTGGCGCATTGTTTCGCCAAGAAAACATTGTTGGTTCTTTCTTTACTGAGGTTGCAGGATTACCTGACGCCAAGGATGACCCCACCTTTGATGCTTACTCTATGTTTACTGAAGAAGAGAAGTCAGATGAAGGGTTTGTTACTACTGCCATATATGCTGACGATGATAGTGAGCTAGAGGCCGTTAGAAGCCAGTATGCTAGAGAACGCCAAGATCGGGAAACAATCGCTCAGGGTGGAGCCACATCGTTTGTTCTTGGGCTGCCTATTGCTATTGCTGACCCTATCTCACTCCTGACTATTGGGGGTGCAGTTGCTAACACCTATCGTGCAGGTAAAAGCATATTAAGTAGTGCCGCTGTTACAGGCTCTATCGTGGGGGTTGAGACTGCCATTCAGGAGGCCGCATTACACTCTACACAGCTTACAAGGACTTACGGTGAGTCAGCTATTAACATGAGCGCAGGAGTGCTGTTAGGCGGTGTTCTGGGCGTTGCTGCAAACAAGCTGGGCAACTACGGTATTGATGAGAAGGCTGTCCAAGAGCTTGCTGATGTGATGGATCCAGAGGGTAAGATTGCTAGAGGCGAGAACCCATCCCTTGATGCTTCTAATGTAGCGGCAGGTTATGACAGTGTCGGTGCGGCAAAGACAGTAGAAGGCACGTTTGAGGTAAAGGGTAAATTAGCTAAGGGCTTGGTTAAGGTTTTTGGCTTTGATCCCCTATCTCGCACTATGACCAGTGATGCCCTTGTTACTCGTAGAGTAGCCAATATGCTTGCAGAAAACCCTGTTGACGTTGATGGCGCTCCACTACAGTCGGTTGAGCAGCTATCCAAAATAAAGAGCGGTCGTCTTTACTCTTCTATCGACAATAACAATAAGCTCTACGCTGAGTACAAAAAACTTGGTGGAGTGGTAAAACAAGAAAGAACAGAAACTTCAACAAGAACATTTTACGATCCAAAGAAACCAGTGTTAAGTCGCAGAGAGTTTAATGAGGCTGTATCTAGGGCAGTTCGTACTGGCGATAGTGACATCCCCCAAGTAAAGGCATCCGCTGAATACTGGCGCAACGAGCTATACAATCCCCTTCGTGACGAGATGATTGAGCTTAATATGCTCCCTGATGACGTAGATGTATCAACCTCGGTAAACTACCTCAATAGGGTCTACAACAAGCAGAAACTACAGGCCAATATGCCATCGTTTATATCCAAGGTATCTAAGTGGTTAAACGACAAAGACCAAACTCTATATCAGAATGCCAAGGATGCTCAGACTAAACTTGATGAACTTGATGTAGAAGATGCTGCTGATGTAGCAGAGGGTGCCGCTGGGCCGACCCCTGTTGGGTCTACTGTTAGAGCTGGAGATAGAGGTAACACTGGCAAAGTTGTGTTTGCTGATGATAACAATGTTGTTGTGCAGTTTGTTAATAAGAAGCTGGGAACTACAGCAAGCAAGACGTTTACTCCAGATCAGGTTACTTCTGTATCTAAGGCAGCAAAGAAAGGTGGCAAGAAAGCAGCAGATGGAGACAGAAAAAAGCTACAGGCAATCATAGATAAAGCAGAGTTTAAGAAGGGCAAGGACTTTGAGCCAGAAGACTATGAGAACATTGCTCAACAGATTCACCAGCGCATTCTAGGCACTCCTGACGGACGCTTGCCATACGATTGGAAGATGGGAGAAGGCTTTAACTCAGGCAGTAAAGGATCAAGTTTAGCAGGTACTGCATTAAGAGGCCCATTAAAACAACGTAGGTTTGTTATTGAAGACGAGCTTATCGAAGAGTTCCTTGAGAATGACATCGTATCTTTGGGCGCGAGATACCTACAGCAGACTGGTGCTGACATTGAGCTTACTCGTAAGTTTGGCGATGTAACTCTTGAAAACGAAATAAAGCAGATACAAGACTACTACAGTGAGGCAATGAAGAAGGCTTCAGGTAAAGAGGCTGTTAAGCTGGGCAATAAGATGGACGCTGACATTCGTGACATTGCTGGTATGCGTGATCGCATCAGGGGTGTGTACGGATTCCAAGAGGACAATGTATGGACTCGTATTGGCAGATCATCTCGTGACCTTAACTACCTCCGCTTGTTGGGTGGTGTAACTGTATCGAGCTTACCAGATGCTGCGCGTATCGTTATGGCTGAGGGCTTTACCAAGACATTCTCCAAGGGATTGGGCGCACTTGCAACCAACACTAAGCAGTTCAAGTTGGCAGCAGCAGAAGCAAAGCGTTACGGCATCGGTACAGACGTTCTCATGTCAGGTAAGGCAGAAGTAATAGCTGACGTAGGGGATTACACTCAGGGCGGCACAATGGTCGAGAGAGGGCTTAGATCGGCTGCTAATAAGTTTGGTCGCATCAACTTCTTGGACTACTGGACTTCAGGCATGAAGCAGTTACACGCTGTTACCATGCAGACCTCTATCTTTGATGGGCTATCTAAGGGCAAGTTTGACAAGCGATTGACTAGACTTGGCATTGATAAGCAGTCAGCAATGGACATGATGGCTCAAGTGAGGAAGCATGGCAAGAATGAAGATGGTGTGTGGATCACTAACGCTAAGAACTGGGATCGCCCAGACTTGGAGCGTATGTGGGGTGCAGCTATGCGTAAGGAGTCTGACCGAGTAATCATCATGCCTGGTCAGGAGAAGCCCCTCTTCATGTCTAGCGAGCTAGGTAAAAGCATTGGTCAGTTTAGATCATTTATACTGTCTGCTACACAGCGAGTACTTGTTGCTGGCGTACAGGGCCAAGATCATAACGCTATTGGCGGTGCCATTTCCCTAGTAGGTATGGGTATGTTTTCGTACTACCTCAAGTCAAACATTGCAGGTAGAGAGACAAGTGATGACCCTGCGGCATGGGTAGTTGAGGGTATTGACAGGTCAGGTGCCGTTGGCGTTATTGGTGAGATCAACAATACTATTGAGAAGATTTCTAGTAACTCTGTTGGACTGCGACCCCTGCTTGGCATTAGCGCCCCAGCATCTAGGTTTGTGTCTCGCAGTGTATCAGAATCAATATTAGGGCCAACATTCGGTAGCCTGCTAAGTACCACTGTGGCAGCTAGTAATGCTCTTACAAGCAGCGAGCCGATGACTGATGCAGACGTTAGGGCTTTACGAAGACTTCTGATTTTTCAGAACCTATCAATCGTTCGCGGAATCGAAAGATTAGCAGAGTAGCTGTATAAATTTTAACCAATTTTTGATATAATCAACCCAATTCAAACAGGAAATTATTATGACAACAGTAGCAAATCCATTTGAGGGCATAGGCCCAAACCTTTCAGGCGCAGTAGTAGATATGTTGCCTATTGTTCCACACGATACCAATCT